CAAATCAACATGTTCCTGATGGCATGAAAAATTGACGCCAATGGCCTCCAAGTCTGCGATAAAGTTGGCCTCCTCTTTATGCCCGCGCCGAAACAATCGTCGGATGCGACCTTGAAATTTCTCCTTCACCGCCCACCGGAAAGATAACCACAGCCAGCGTTCGCACGGGTGTCCCAGCAGGGAGCAGCCGAGGTGACCGCGTGGTTCGTCCGGCTGACTCGCGTGATGTTCGTCAATCAGATTGGCGATGTTGTGAATTGGTTCTGGTATCTTTGTCATAGCAAAATGGCCGGGAGTTTCCCCCCGGCCTTCCTTCATTTTGCCCAAGGTGCTGTAGCTGATTTAGCGGCTTTAGCAGCTTTAGCGGCTTTAGCGGGTGGCGCAGCAGCAGGTGCAGAAACTGGCGGCGTCGAGCCTTCAATGGCCTTAAATCCCCGGACTTCGTTTCCAGGCCCATAGTTAGGGTCGTTCCTAACCGTGACTTTGATAGAAAGATTTCCACCAAGAATCTCATCGGTGTCATCAATTCTCTGAAGGCCAATGGCACGTAGAATTTCGCTCAACTGTTGCCGACCGATTTCTTCGGCTTTCGGGTTTGGGTTGGTCATATTCAGGTTCGTGAAGACCACCCGCCCCTGATGCTGCGGCCCAGTGATGTCAAACCGGACAGAAATATATTTTCCCGTCCCGGCCTTCGTATCGCGAAGCTCTGCGTTCGCAATGGAGGCTGTGTACCATCCCGCAGGGACAGGCTCAAACTCACGCTTCTCTGCTTCTGGAATGTCGTTGATATCGAATGTTTGGCCAAGAAAACCCATAATATTTACTCCTGAGTGATTTGAAATGATGCCCGACCGGGCTTTGTCGTAATCCCGCCCAGTAACGGGTCGGTGATGGATTTGTCTGCGTTTTTCCACGCAGCCATGTTTAGTTCCGGCTTCCAGCGAAACAGGCTGGAAAGATGTTCTGATGATCCCTCCTCCGCTGCAATGTCTTGGATCCGATCCGCATCGACTTTGCGGCCCATGCGTCCCGTGATTTTAATTTTGTAACCGCCGTCCGTTTCGACGTTCTCCGTTCCCTCCATGTTTTCCGCTATTCCGGCCAGTGAAAGAAGTTTGTCTTCAATCTCTCTGCGGCGTTCCGTTGCAGCTTGTTCAGCAGATTTTGCTTCAAGCCAATTTTGCGCTAGGTCGTCAATCATTTTGCACCTCCTGTTTTTGCAATAATTTCGCCAAGGTCCGGTGATTCCCATGCCTCCACGTTCTTGACCCGGCTCTTGGCTTGCCACACACCATCCGTCGCGCACATCAAACCGCGCTGGGTCACGCCATCCGCGTCCTTTTCAACCCGCAAAGCGGCGACAATGTCGAACTGATACGGCAGAGCCTGACCAGTTTTGTTGCCCGGCATGGAGGGGCTGTAGAGCATCCGCCCAAGCTCATCCTGCGATTTCTCCAGCTTGGCGGTCATAAACACATGCTTCGGAAGATCGCGGAATAAACGGATGGCTTCCGCCATCACGGTTTGCATCTCGCCGTAGGCCGCGCGAGGGTCTTTATTTACCTTCTTTTCGTGGCCCAAGCAGACCTCCGCGATTTCGCTGATGCTGTCGATGGCGACGCTTTCAAACTGCTTCGCCTCCTCGCTGTCGGTCAGCCAAGCGTAGGCTTCCCGAAGCGTTTCCATGTTCTTAATCTCAACGAATGGAATGTTGTGATCCGAAATTGATAGCAGACCGCCTTCCGCTGAGAGGATGACCGGGCTGGGCAAAGTCGGAATCAGGTATGTCTTGCCTGTTCCCGCCGCGCCGTAAACCAACATCTTGATACCGTCGTTCACAACGCTGTTGGTCGATTGTAGATTGATTGCCATTTTCTTTTCTCCCTTACAAATAGTTGAAATGAATTTTAATATTCATCCCGCTACCTCACGATATTTGGTAACGGCATCGGTTAGTGGCATGTCGTTGAGAATTACGGCATCAGGATCACGCTTCGCCAACACAGCGCGAGTCTGAGGATTGTCGGAATTGTAGTGATAGATTTGTCCATCCGCCTTGACGAAGGCCAATTTCTTAAGAAGCTTTTTAACGTCTTTTGTGTAAAGCGCTTCCGTTACCATGTCGTCAACAAAAACATCAGCGCTGATGTACATTTTCCCATCGTCCTCAAACGGGCTGTCTATTTGCGGTAAATCTAGGACATGCGCTTCAAGCCGCGCCTGTTCAGGGGTTCCCTTGAAGGTATTGATGGTATCATCGTAATTGCGATTGCGGCATTCGACGCGCGCAATATCAGGGGTCTGATCATCCCAATGGAATTGAAGGCCACCACCCCAGCCGTCTTCAACAACCAGCGCAACACGTTTGCCGTCGCGATAAAGTTTGCATTCCCACCCGTGACCGTCATGGCCGTGGAATGTCTTGACTGCTTTCACTTGATACATCTTTGTCTCCTTTTTAATCGCGGTTGGGTTATCCGGTTGCGATTTTGTATTTACATATAAACACAGATTGTATTATGGTGTAAACAAATATTTTCAACGAAAGGACAAAATAATGACTACGGAACAAGCAATCGCATTCTTTGGCGACCGCAAGAAGATGGCCAAGTTGCTTGGCATTGGGCTGCACGGCACCTATCGCTGGGACGAACACCCGCCGATGTTGCGCCAGTTTGAAATGGAGCGGCTGAGCGATGGCGAGTTGGTGGTCGAAAAATGAGCGATGTAAAGGACACCCTCGACCAGCGCGAGAAACAGCACGGCGATTATCTGAAAGTGGCCACCGTGGCGCAATCTATAAAGGATGCGCTAGATTGGCAGCAGGGAAAACTCAGCCCAGTTCAGCGTGAAAGCCTTGATATGATCGTTACAAAGATGGCGCGCATTGTCTGCGGCGACCCCAATATCATCGATCATTGGCTTGACATCGAAGGCTACGCTAGACTGGTCCGGAATATATTGGAGGAACAAAAGTGACAAAAGTAACCGAAATCTTCGGCGGTCCGTTTATTCCATCCAGCAAACAGGTCGATCCGCCTGAGTTACAACTGGCCGACGCCATGCGATCCGCTGGCATCGACCCGCCTCCAAAATTAGAAATTGACGGCCAATTGCACAGATTTTCCACCAAAGGCCGCAAGCGCGATGATTCCGGCTGGTATGTAATTTTCCCAGATGAGCCGATTGCCGGTCGATTCGGATGCTGGCGCGATCAGATCGATTGCGTGTTTCGCGCTGATATTGGCCGCGATCTGTCACCCGCTGAGAGTATGGCAATTGTGCGGCGCCAATCGGAGGCCAAGGCCGAACGCGAAAGGGCGCGAGCCAAGAAGGCAGACGTTGCCGCCAGCACTGTTGAGACAATCTGGCGCGATGCCATCGCAGCCAGTCCTGACCACCCTTATCTGAAAAAGAAGGGCATCGAGCCGCACGGCGCACGTCTGACCGGCGATGGTCGGCTGATCGTGCCTCTTTTCGCAGAGGGCGGAACGCTGTCGTCTCTTCAATATATATCCGAAACGGAGAAGAAATATCACCCAGGCGGCACGACTAAATCATGCTCTTGGACGCTGGGCGAGGTAACGCCCGGCCCAATATTCGTGGCCGAAGGCTATGCGACCGCCGCAACTATAAATGAGGTATCCAATCGGCCCTGCGTGGTTGCCTATAGTGCAAACAATTTGCCCGTAATCGTCGGCCAATTGCGCGAGGCGCACGGCCAGACTCAGGAAATCGTAATTGTGGCAGATAATGATGAGTCCCGCGTCGGTCGCAACAAGGCCGACGAGGCCAGCGCTAAATACGGTGGCCGTATCGTCATGCCGCCTACCGATGGAGACGCAAACGATTATCAAAAGGCCGGTGAAGATCTGGCCGGATTGCTGTTCCCGCCCGTTGATGACTGGCTCGTCCCGGCAGATAGTTTCTCAGAACAGCCCGCCCCGATTCGCTGGCAGGTCAAACACTGGCTGCAAAGCCAAGCCTTGATAATGGTTCACGGCCCCAGCGGGTGCGGCAAGACCTTCCTTGTTCTCGATATGGTGCTGGCGATTGCGTCGAAAGGAACTATACCAGATTGGTTCGGAAATAAGGTCCGGCACGGCACAGTCGTATATCTGGCCGGTGAGGGCCATCACGGCCTTCGAGGCAGAGTAGCGGCCTGGAAGCAGCACAAGGGCGTTGGTGGGCTGGATATGTGGCTTTCGCGGCATGGTTTGGACTTAAACACCCCGCAGGGATACCAAAAGACGGTGGATGCCGTCAGGGCGCTGCCTAATATGCCGGAAATCATCGTGGTTGATACCCTG